TTGTCTTTGCTTTCCCATAAAGTTCCGTCGCTTGATCGGTAGGCTTGTACTGTTTCCATGATTACTTGTGGTTGTTTTTAAGTTGCCAAAAAGCCAGCAAGTGCATGAACATTTCCCAGCCTGTCTTGAGGTCTTCAAGCGGCCATTCTTTGACCACCACCAGACCCGGAACATTGCGAGAGACAAACACATTCGCACAGCGTGCGTTGGGTATGCCAAGGCCGACGCGGTACGCGGCCAGTTGCATTAGATGCTCATCGTAGCCACCGATCTTGTCGGGGTCGGTGAACTCCTTGGTCTTGATGTCCACGACGGCGTTAAGGGTGCCAGCGCAAAATAGATCGCACTTACCTCCAAAACCCGCCTCGTGTGCGAATGAACGCTCGGAAATCCAGATGGCTTCTCCGAAATGGTCATTGATTGCTTTAACGCAGGCTGTAACACTCTCTTGGTGTTTTCCTGTTGTGTGTCCTTCATAATGTCCTTGTATTGATGCATGGATGTCGGTTCCAGCATCTGCCGCCGCTTTACCCTGCTCCTTCGAGTCAGAGATGATGCGGTCGATGTAGTCTTTTTCTGGCTCGTCAGGGCGACGAGGTAGGGTCAGCGCCGCGTACAGCACCTGCTGTTGCATCCACGCCAGCAGGGCTGGTTTGGCCGCAACATTCAGGATTGTAGTGACGCTGGGAACCAAGTTCATCGTGCGGGCGTCGCGAAGGGTAGTGGCGCGTTGCCCTCCCTTCTTGGCCTCGACGGTGTACATCGGCACACCATCGCGGGTGTACCAATGGTTGGACTCACTGGCCCGTGGTGCGGACGCTGTTAGCATTTTGCTTCTCCAATCGTTTCTTCGCTTGGTACTTACGGGCGTACTCGCGCTGTTTCAGGCGCTGTGCCTCGGTCAGTTTCTTTTTGGCGGGCTTGCGGCGATTGCTTAGTTGTAACGCTTGGGCCTCCAGTGCCTTTATCTTTGCCCCCATGTAAAGCAACTCGGCGTTCATATCGCCAACCAGTTTGGAAAGGTTTTCGATATTGGTTTTGAGTCGTTCTTTTTCAAATGCAGAAATAAACATAGCCACTCTCCTTTTTGATTAAAACGGGATGTCGTCATCCATATCATCGAAGCCAGAACCCTTGCGGGCTTGTCGGTCTGCGCCGCTCATGGTTTCGTTGATTTCGTACTCGCGACTCTTCCACTCAGGCGAAGACATGATCTTCTGCTTGAGGCCGTCGCTGAAGGTTCCAAACATTTCCATGTCGGGTTTATCAAGCGAGAACAGAGCCGTCGGGTTGTAACCGTTGGGCAGGCCGCTTTTCTTCAACGCCGGGGGAACCGGGTTGATCGACATGATGTTGGTGTACTCCTTGCCGTTGTTGCCCATCGACTTGGCAATACTCAGGTAGGCCCATGCACCCAAGATGTTCTTGAGTTCAAAGCCATTGAGTTCGTCGTTGGTGAACTCGCGCCCACGCCACGACACAAGGTCTTTGCGCAGTGTGGCCTTCTCGGCCAGTGACAAGGTGAAGTTCTTCGAGATGGTCATCGGCTCGCCCTTGCTGGTGACAAGTGCGTTGCCGTTGTCGTCTTCGCTATGCACCTCGAACTGAATCATTATCTTTTGCAGGTTCTTCACCTGACCAAGATATTCACTCTTCTGAGTGCCCAGATCGACGACACGGTAGCACCGCGCCAGATGCATCCCCGGCGGCACGGGGGTAAAAGTTCCGCCTTCACTTGCTCTCGCTATCAAACTCATGGTTCGCTCCAGTGTTTACAGTTTTCAAATTTGGCTTCTTGTACACCCCGCACTCAAAACGGATGGTGTTCCAGTCGGCCTCGGTCGCAACGCCCGCCTCCGCCCGTTCTAGGGCTTCTTCGAGCATCTGTTGCCTCTCCAGCATGGCTTGGTGGAATTCGCTTTCATCGCGCATTTGCCGCTCCTTTCGCTGTCAATGTGTCGTACTATACCAACTTGAACTATTTTTGCAACCCCCCTTGCACAAAGTCTTTTTTGGTGTATGATGGACTTTCACTAACTGAAAGGAGTCACAATGACATTGGAGCAATATTTCGAGGGCAAGCCACGGGGGGCCAAGATCGCGCTGGCGCGGCACTTGGGCATCACCAAGCAGTGGATGGCCGCAATCATCACGGGTCGCGGGCTGGCAAGCGCAGAGGTGTGCGCCGCGATTGAACGGTACACAAAGGGCAAGGTGTTGCGTGCGACCCTGCGGCCCGACTTGTTTGGAGAACTCAAGTGATCTGGTACAAATTTTATTTGGGCGACTACATCACACACACGACACACCTGTCTGACGCCGAGGACTTGGCGTACCGCCGTCTGCTCGATCTGTACTACATCAGCGAGAAGCCAATCCCACTCGATACCGAATCGGTTGCACGAAAAATCAGGCTTGATTTGGACATAACCGAATCGGTTTTGGGGGAGTTTTTTGACAAGGGTGTTGACGGGTATCGCAACAGTCGTTGCGACATGGAAATCGCCAAGTATCAACATCAAGTCGAAACAAATCGATCCCTTGGAAAGCGAGGCGGCAGGCCGAAGAAAACCGAATCGGAAACCGAAACGAAACCGAACACAAACCCTAAACAGATACAGATACAGAATAAGAATATATCGTCGGCCAAGCCGACAACGACGCGATTCAACGACTTTTGGTCTGCATGGCCTTCGTCTAAGAGGAAGGTTGCCCGCGCTGAGTGCGAGAAGAAATGGGCCAAGCACGACCTCGACATGGTGGCCGACGCCATCATTGCCAATGTCAACAAGTTGAAGAAGACCGAGCAGTGGACTTCTGGCTTTGACCCCGCGCCCCTGACTTACATCAACCAGCGCCGCTGGGAAGATGACGCTGGCGAACAGCAAGCGATGCGGAGGGTGATATGACTTGCGATGACATTATCCGCATGGCGCGGGTGGCGGGGATTCCCGGGGCGTGGGACTTGAATTGGTTTGACCCATATCTTGAACGCTTTGCCGCCCTTGTCGCCGCCGCAGAGCGTGAGGCGTGTGCGAAGGTGTGTGATGAATTTGCCGCAAGAGACAAGTTGTCCAACTACTACGCAGTCGCGGCCAACGCCATCCGAGCAAGGGGACAAGCATGAGCAAAGCACAAGAGAACGCCGCATTCCCCGGCTACACAATGGACATGGACACAAAGAGGGTTTCTTTCCAAGAGGGCATGGCTCTGCGCGACTACTTTGCGGCCAAGGCGATGCAGTCAATGGTTCAAGGTAGGGGGGCCGCTAACTTAGAACAAGGCGGCTACACGGCTGTTTCAATGATGGCCTACAGGATGGCAGACGCAATGCTGAAAGCGAGGGAAGCATGACCCCCGCAGAGCGTTTTGTTTCGCGTCTAGGCAAGGTCAAGGGCCGCAACGGCTCTTGGACGGCTCAGTGCCCTGCGCACGCTGACAAGTCGCCATCGCTGTCTGTGCGGGAAACCGAAGACGGTCGAGTTCTGGTGCATTGTTTTGGCGGTTGTGATGTTCACGCGGTAGTTGGTGCAGTGGGCATGGAGTTGTCCGACCTGTTTCCACCTGACGACAAGAAGCGTGATTGGAAAGAACCAACCAAGCCCAAGGTCAAGCCAGCGTTCTACGCTAGTGACCTGTTACGCATTGCATCGTTTGAGTGCCTCGTGGTAATGCTTGCGGCATACGACATGAGGAAGGGTAAGCAATTGAGCGATGAAGACATGGAGCGATTAAAAGTGGCACAACAGCGAATCGAGGAGGTAGTTCACTATGCAGGTGTCTGAAATTCAAAAGCGGGCCAAGGAATTGGACGAGGCGCGTCGCATTCGTATCGTCAAACCAGAGGAGGTGGACTTTGAAAAGTACATCAAGGCCAACGATGTCGGTCAGAAGGTGCGCGATGCGGAAGGTTTTTTAGAGGAAGTCCGAAACGACTTTATCAATCCAAAGGAAGAGCCACAGCAAACCATGCCGTGGACTAAGACTCAGGCGGGGTTTGGTTTCCGCCCCGGTGAAGTCACGCTATACGCTGGCGGCAATGGTGGTGGCAAGTCCATGATCACAGGCCAGATTGCATTGAGTCTGATCAAGCAAGGTCAAAAGGTGATGATCGCTTCATTTGAGATGAAGCCCAAACGCACCCTGACTCGAATGCTTCGCCAATTCGCGGGCGAAGACATTTTCAACCCGATGTATGTCAACAAGCAAAAGTATTTGCTGGATTTGGTGGATCGACTGCAATTGTTTTCGTACAACAAGTTGTGGCTGTACGACCAGCAGGGTACGGTGACGGCACAGCAAGTCATTGCGGTGTCGCGTTACAGCGCCGTCGAGTTGGGCGTGACCCACATTTTCATCGACTCGTTGATGAAGTGCGTCAGTGGGGAAGACGATTACAACGCACAAAAGTCATTCGTTGATGAGTTGACCGCTTTGGCGCGTGACCACAATGTCCACATCCACTTGATCCACCACATCCGCAAGTTGCAATCTGAAGAGATTCAGCCCAACAAAAACGACATCAAGGGGTCGGGCGCAATCAGTGACCAAGTTGACAATGTGCTAATGGTCTGGCGCAACAAAAAGAAAGAACACCAAGCGCAGGTTGGCCCTGTGGATTCATTGATCCCAGACGCCATGTTGATGTGCGAGAAGCAACGCAACGGCGAAGCCGAAGACTGGTACAGCCTTTGGTATCACAAGGCCAGCCAGCAGTTCGTTGAATACAACGACAGCGTGCCAATGTCTTTTGACAATGGGGGGCGGTTTTGAATGCAACGCAAGAAGGTCAGGGGGAAGATGAGCATCGGCATCGCTGTCTCGTTCGATGGGTCATCAAAAAGAGGCTTCAAGATCGTGACGGTGCGTACAAGTGGCTCCACGGCTACCGTGACCACTTGGGCAAGCACCACAAGGGGTGGAATGAACTACATCCCGAGTCGCGTCTTGAAGCAGATGTTCGAGAACAGTGGGCAAAGGGTAATCGAGGAAATAAAGGAGAGTGGAAATGAAAAACTTTGAAAAGAACATCTTTGCGCAGGGCCAGACCCTTTACACGCAGGATGAATTTAACTCCGCGCTGGCCGAGGCCAAGGCTGAGATCATGGCAATCGCCATCCAGACGACTAAGCAGGCAATTCAAATCGAGCGCAATGCTTGTGCTGACCTTGCGTTGCAGTGGAGTCAAGAGGAACTGTCGGAGGCCATCCGCCATCGGATGCGAATGACCAATGATTGAGTTCACACTGCCTTGGCCCCCATCGGTCAACACATATTGGCGCAACTTCGATGGGCGCATGATCATCAGCGCACGCGGGCGCGAATATCGCGAAGAAGTTGGCGACCAGATGACTTTGCAGGGGAAGGTGGCTCACTTCACTGGCCCGCTTCGAGTCACCATTGAGGCTTGGCGACCCGATAGACGACGCAGGGACTTGGACAACCTGCTGAAAGCGACGCTGGATGGTTTGGCGCACGCAGGCGTTTACGACGATGACTCGCAGATCGTTGACTTGCGCATTTACTGGGCGCCCGACATCGGTGGGATGTTGAAGATCAAGATCGAGGAGGTCGAATGAAACAAGAACCAGATTGGATTGATGTGTTGGCACTTGTTGCGATGCATTCGTTTTTGCAATCAGCGCCAAAGAATGCAAAGCCAGAAGAGATTGCATACGAGGCATACAAGCAGGCAGAGGCAATGATGGAAGAAAAGGAGCGGCGAGATGATCGGTGAATTTTGGAATGTCATGTTGTTGATTTTTACGGTGACTGGCGCACTGTGCTGGTTGTCCATGATCGTGTTGATTTGGTTTTATTGGATGTGCAAGCGTCCACCAGAAAAGGAGTGAAGCATGAGCGAAGAACGAGACCCGCACAAAGCGGTTGACTACATTCTGAAGAACGCCGCGCTGTTTGCAAAGGCAAAGGCAGAGCGCACATACATCGAGCATTACCGCAAGAGTCTGAAGGGCATCTTGATGAAGCGAAGCATGGAGACCGCCATCGGTGCGCAGGAGCGTGAAGCGTATGCACACCCAGAGATGATCGAGTTGTTGAACGGATTGAAGGCGGCAGTCGAAGTCGAGGAAAAATTGAAGTGGGACATCACAGCCGCAGAGTTGCGCGTGGAAATTTGGCGCACTGAGCAAGCGAACAACAGGGCCGAAGGTAAGGTGACGCTGTGAACGAATTCCAGTTGATGGTTATTCACGCACTTGGCTGGGTGTTTGTTTTGTTCGACGGCTGGGAGTTGCACAGTCACTGGCTGGCTGTTCTTGGTTTCGTTTTGATGGCTGTGTCTATGTATTTCATCGTCAAAAAAGGATTCTGAAATGACTGCAAAGGTTGGAAAGAAAAAGTTGGTGTTGATTGCCGACATGACCCCGGCGCCCAAGCAAGAAGACACCTACACCACGCCTTGGGGCAAGGTGTGGACTCACGGCGCAGATGTAATGACCACATGGAGGAGGCACGGGTTTGTGCCGCCCACCGAATACCGCAATGACTATCGATTCAAGATCAACCGTGAATGTGGAGAACTAAATGATTGAAGACCCCGAAGAAGAAGCGTTTGTCGAACTTGAGAAAGCGCAGGGCTGGCGCAAGCGCCAAATCGAAGAGATGAAGCAAATCAACGAAGCGTTTGACTCGGAGTACATCAAGTACCGCGACGCATTTCCAAAAGAGAAGTTCATCGTGCCAGTCGAGCGTAATGAAGTGCTTGAAGAAGTTGCCAAGGAATTTGACAAGATGCACGCGCTCGGCGACACCGCCGCCTCGTTTGCAGTATTCGTAAGGAACATGAAGCGATGACCGAGCAAGCCAAGACCTACACCTGCCAAGTTTGCAGGGTGCGACCAGCCGTCAAGAAGACCATGAGCAATGGCGGCAAGATGATGTGGCGGTGTCAGACCTGCGCTGACCTCAAGAACCGTTCAGGTTTTACAAGGAGCAAACAATGAACCCAAGAGTTGCTGACCTTGCGTCTAAGGTTGCATTCGACGCGGCGCAATACACATGGTTTGATTTTGCTGATGTTGATGATTCGGCCAACGATGAACTCACTCGTGTTGCCAGAGAGCATGGCTGGGACAAAGTTAAGTTTGGGCTGGATGAGTTTCAAACGCCAGCAGAGAACATGGCCGTGATACAGCCAGCGTTTCCCGATTCAGTGTTCACCTACGACCGTTTTGTCCAGATCGGCAAGTACGAGGGTGCGGCGGTGATGCTGTGGCGGAATGACGGTTTCCCGATGCCCGTGGCAATGTTGACCCAGCGGTTTGTGCGAGTCAGTCCATCCGATCAAAACTTCAGCGACACCCATTCCAACTGCATCGTTCACAAGGATGTCATGGCGAAGATGATTGAAAACGGAATGGACAGAGAAAAGACTCTCAAGGTGTTCGAGGATGCGTGCATCAGTGCGGTGAACTACGCCTGCTTGATCAACTTGCGGGCGCACACGACAGAGCAGGTGGTCACGGCGCATATGGCGAAGGGGATGGAGTTCATCAATCGCAAGCGCAAGGCCAAGGGCCAGCCGCTGATTTACTCGTGGAACACCATCGAGTTAAAGCCAGAGCCGCAAGTCAGACAGCCGCACAAGGGCGGAACGCACGCAAGCCCTGCCCGGCATAAGCGCCGCGCACACATGAGGAGGTTGCGTACTGGTGGCTTCACATGGATACCCGAAATGTGGGTGGGCAAGATTGAGAACGGGTTCATCGTCCACGACTATGTGCCTGACCGCGAGTTGACGGGGGGCGACAAATGACGACGCTGGCCGAAAAAAAGCACATGAGCGCCGTGGCTGAACTGGGGTGCGCCGTATGCCGCAGGATGGGCTACCCCGGCACCCCTGCCGAATTGCATCATCCAAGGGCCGGAACGGGGGCTGGAAGACGCGCAAGCCACTGGGATGTCATCCCACTATGCCCGGAGCATCATCGCGGCTCTACGGGCCTCCACGGCCTCGGCACGAAGGGCTTCCCCAAGAAGTGGGGCTTTGACGAGGCAGACCTGCTGGCTGATACCCGGCTGTTGCTGAATCAAGACATATTAGGGTAAGTCCCTACAAAATAGTTGGATATTGTGTTGACGAGGTGAAAGGTGGTGTTACACTAACAACCAATGACACAGCAATTCCGCAGTGTCAGTAACAGCGAAGGAAACAGCGATGAACAACGATCTCAACACCAACAGCGTAGACACCCTCGGCGCACTGCTTGCCGAGATTGCAGACCTCACTAAGCGTGCTGACGCCATCAAGGACAGCATCAAGGACGCCGCCAGCAACGGTGGCGCCAAGGTCGTAGAAGGTGCCTTGTTCAAGGCCACCTACACCGAGACCAACCGCTCGGTGTTCGACAAGGATGCCTTCATCAAGGCGCATGGCGCCGAGGCATATGCCCAGTTCACCAAGACCACTGCGGTGTTCTCGGTCAAAGTCACCAGCAAGTAATCGGAGGCGGTATGCGCAAACTCATCAAGACATACCGCCGTGTGCCCACACCGACGAACCGTCGTCGGTTGCAGGCATACATCAACAAGTACCCAATGGCGTGGGTGCTGGCATCGGAGGCAGAGCGCGAGTTCTTGCGTGCCAACGAATTTACTTTTTCACTCTAAAGCGAAAGGAAAGCGAATCATGGACTCATTCACCGCAACAGGCATTGCCGAGGGCTTCATTGAAGCCGACTCTGAGGATCAAGTCATCGAGGCATGGCAGACTCTTATCAACACCGGGCTGGCTTGGAGACTCCAAGGCTGGTTTGGCCGCATGGCCCAGCGCCTGATCGACGAGGGCGTTTGTTCGGAGGCCACACCATGAGCAAGCGCACCATGAGCCGCGTGCTGGCCGAACTCAAGTCGATCCGCACCGAAGACATTTTTGTGGCCGACAGCATCAAGACCTGCATCGCGTTGCTGGAGGCCGATCTGGGGCGCCGCAAGGGGTCAGGCAGGCTACCCCCTCACCAGTGGCACAGCGACACCTCTACAGCCGCCGCAGAGGCCATCGCGCCCAAGTTTGGAACCATGACGCGCACGGTGCTGGTGGAGTTGTCCAAGTACCCCAACGGCCTGACTGATGAGGAGGCCCAGAACATCATGGGTATGCCGGGAAACTCGTACCGCCCCTGCCGCGTGACGCTGATGGATCGCGGCTTTGTGGTGGACAGTGGGAGCCGCAGGAAGACCGCCCAACGCAAAGATGCTGTAGTGTGGTCGGTAACCCCCGACGGCTATCTCGCACTGGAGGAAGCATGATCAAGTACGGCATCCTCGATTGCTTCGGCCATGTGGTGCGCTGGGTGTGGGAAAAGCCCAGCGACGCATACGAGTACATCACGGTGAAGATCAAGCGCACGCGCAAGCCGCGCATCGATCTGAGCGACATTCCTGACGCACCCTTCTGAGGAGACATCATGTTCGATCCGAAATCCGCCGCTGACATCAACTACATCAAGGGCTTTGACCACGGTTGCGATTACATCGTTGCCGAGATCGAGCGGTACATCGAGGCCCACAAGCACGAGCCGCGCATCACTGGCCCCATCGAAACACTGCTGAACCGACTCAAAGGGGAATCCGGTGAGAAAAGCCCTCGGTGACATTGCCGTCAGCGACTTGCCCAGTGCGGTGCGCGGCCTCTGGTATACGCGCAACGACGAGCCAGAGAGTGAAGAGTTCCGGTCATTGCCGGAATGGATGTGGGAGGCGTCAGAACCGCCTCTGAGGCGCGATCAAGAGCGGGTGGTGGCTTATCTACTGTCCACCCTCACTGAGCGCGAGGAGGCCGTTTTAAGGCTTCGCGTAGGGCACGACTACACGCTGGAGGAAGTGGCTCGGGTGTTTGGGGTAACTCGGGAGCGGATACGCCAGATTGAGGCCAAGGCTTTTCGCAAGTTGCGGCACCCCAGCCGCACGATGGTGCTGGCGCTGGCCTTTGACCTGCCCGACGATCATCGCAAGTGGCTGGAGGAGAAATGGGCCAAGGCAAACAAGGCCAACGAAGTGTTCACAGAGTGGCTGGCCGAGGCCGATAACCCTAAAAACTTGTCGGGTATTGCATTGATGTGAAATTCTGAGTTACACTTCAATCACCGACAGCAATCGTGCAGTCGGGTAACAGCGAAAAGGACAGCGAATCATGGAAAAAGCAAACTTCTCTCAACTGCTCAACGATGCCATCAGCCAACCCGGCATCATCAGCAAGGCGTACAGCACCTTCTACGGCTACAGCCTCGGCAACCAGTTGCTGGCTTGGTC